ATGGCAAAAGAAATTAAATTCAGTGAAGACGCCCGCCGCTCGATGCTTCGCGGGGTTGATGCTTTGGCAAACGCAGTAAAAGTTACACTGGGTCCTAAAGGCCGCAACGTGGTGCTCGAGAAGAAATTCGGCAGCCCGCTGATCACTAACGACGGTGTTACCATCGCCAAAGAAATCGAACTCGAAGATGCATTCGAGAACATGGGCGCACAGCTCGTTAAAGAAGTAGCTACTAAGACTAACGATGTAGCCGGTGACGGTACTACAACTGCAACGGTTCTGGCACAGGCCATGATCCGCGAAGGTCTGAAGAACGTAACTGCAGGCGCTAACCCAATGGTCATCCGTAAAGGGATCGACAAGGCGGTTAAAGCGGCTGTTGCTGAACTGCAAAAGATTGCTAAGCCAATCGAAGATTCCCAGGCTATCGCTCAAGTAGCAGCGATCTCCGCGGCTGACGATGAAGTGGGACAACTGATTGCAGAAGCTATGGAAAAAGTCGGCAAAGACGGTGTTATCACTGTTGAAGAATCCCGCGGATTCCTGACTGAGCTTGAAGTGGTTGAAGGTATGCAGTTTGACCGCGGCTACATTTCCCCGTACATGATTACTGACACGGACAAAATGGAAGCTGTTCTGGACAACCCGTACATCCTGATCACTGACAAGAAGATCAGCAGCACGCAGGAAATTCTTCCGCTGCTTGAGAAGATTGTACAGCAGGCCCGTCCGCTCGTGATCATCGCTGAAGATATCGAAGGCGAAGCACAAGCAATGCTGATCGTGAACAAACTGCGCGGAACCTTCAACGCTGTTGCTGTTAAAGCCCCTGGCTTTGGCGACCGCCGCGAAGCAATGCTGCAGGACATCGCTGCTCTGACAGGCGGCCAGGTGATCACTGAGAAGCTGGGTCTTGACCTGAAGAGCACTTCCATCGAACAACTGGGTAACGCCCGCCAAGTGCGCGTAACCAAAGAAAACACTACTATCGTAGACGGCAGCGGCGACAAAGCGGACATCAATGCACGCGTAAGCCAAATCCGTTCCCAGCTGGAAGAAACCACTTCCGAGTTCGACAAAGAAAAACTGCAGGAGCGTCTGGCTAAACTGGCTGGCGGCGTAGCCGTTGTCAAAGTCGGCGCAGCAACTGAAACAGAATTGAAAGAGCGCAAACTGCGCATCGAAGACGCCCTGAACGCAACCCGTGCTGCGGTTGAAGAAGGTATCGTATCCGGTGGGGGTACAGCTCTTGTGAACGTATATAACGCTGTAGCAGCTGTAGATGTAACCGGCGACGAAAGAACTGGTGTCAACATCGTGCTGCGCGCACTGGAAGAGCCGATCCGCACGATTGCTGCGAATGCTGGTGAAGAAGGTTCCGTTATCGTGGACCGCTTGAAGAAAGAAACTGTTGGTGTAGGTTACAACGCGGCAACCGGCGAATGGGTGAACATGTTCGAAGCGGGGATCGTTGACCCTGCCAAGGTAACACGTTCCGCGCTGCAAAATGCAGCTTCCGTAGCGGCAATGTTCCTGACCACCGAAGCTGTCATCGCTGACAAGCCTGAGCCTGAAAAAGGCGGCGGCATGCCGGATATGGGCGGCATGGGCGGTATGGGCGGCATGATGTAATAAGGGTGACAAACCCTTATGCATCAAGGTTTATCGGGGTGGATATGAGCGCTTGCCCATAATTTGCCCATAAAAATATTTATGAGTCGAGGCTTTCCATGAGGTTACTAAACCTCTGGGAGGCCTCTTTCTTTTTGGGCTTGGTCACATGAGTGTACACATAGCGTGTCGTATCATCGTCTCTGTGTCCGAGACGATCCATAATCTCTTGTAGCTCGGCTCCAGCTTCTGTCAGTAGGGATACGTGGGTATGCCTCAAACTGTGAGGGGTCAGAGATTCGTTTAATCCTGCAAGTTTTAATAATCTGGCCATCCGATTCTCAATTGTTTTGATGTACTCTGGGTAGCCTGCATTTTTCTTTGTTTTGGCAAACACAAAACCCTCATCGTAATATTCTGGATTTTGTGACTTTTGATGTTCTTGAAGCTGCTTGTACTCTGCGAGCTCTGTCATTAGTTTCTGATCCAGTTCAATGCGTCTTACCGCGCTCTTGGTTTTAGGCGTGAGCAAATGATAGCCGGTTATTATATTGCTCGGGTTGTAGTAGGTTTTCGTGATGTTTATCGTGTGCTGATCAAAGTTAACATCCCGCCATTTTAAGGCGCATAACTCCCCGGCTCTTATACCGCTATATGCCAGAGTCTTAAATATGAGATAGTCCCGATCCAAGCCGTAGTCTCTTGCCGTTTGAATAAATTGTGCTAACTCTTCCTTTTCAAGATATTTGACAACTACTTCTGAGCTCTCCAATTCTTCAACGGTTTTTTGCGTTTTTGGAACCTGGGCGTATTGAGTCGGATCGGTTTTAATCACATCTAGTTCAACTGCCTTCTTAAATATCATCCTGCCAGTTCGATGGATGCCATCCAGTGTATTGTCTGCAAAGGATTCCTTCAGGCTGATTAGCGCATCCTGATAACGCTGCTTTGATATGTCGCGCATTCTGAGCTTTGCGAAGTAGGGTGTTAACCTACCTACTTCGTGTTTTCTGACCCGGACAGTGCTGATCTTGACTTTCCCTGTGCTCTCATAAAGTTTAAGCCATTGCTGTGAGAACTCTTCAAAAGTAATGTTTGATTCTCTTACGTAGGTGCCTTCTTTTATTTGTGTGTATACTTTAGCCGCAGCTAACTCTGCCTCCTTTTTTGTCTTAAATCCGTGACCTTCTTCATAATCATATTTTCCGGTAACTGGATTTTTGCCGGCGCTAATCCGGAATGACCATGTCGCTCCACATGTGCACTTCTTTCGCTCAGAGGGGCAGGTGCACCCTCTTTGTCTAAATGATCCCGGCATACCAATCCCTCCTTTTTCGAAACATATGTTCTGTTGATGGGTATATGTAAACAGCCTTCCGACTGGAATTCACGAAGGTTAAATGTTAACTTCAACTACACTTAATGGGTCAAAATAAATTATATAATTATCGATTGTCGCAAGAATACCAAATCTCTCTTTGTACCGATCAACAGAAGACTGCAGAAAGTTCTCCGTAACATTTAAAAATTCGGCAATCTCATAGCGTCCTTTAGCCCCTGATTCGTGGGCTTGTACAATAATAGATAATGGAATAATCCTTTGATAGGCCCACTGTCTTGCTCTTAATTCCTGCTTGCGGTTTCGGATATCAGACTGGTCGAGAATATCTCCCGTCGTCGTCTCATAGTGACCGATTTCTTCCGCAAGGATACAGTGCTTCTCCACATCGGACAGGGACTTGTCCAGCCAAATGATCTGATCTTTATATAGGCCTTTCAACTTGCCACGTAAGGTTACTTCATATACTTCAATGCCTCTTAAATCCGCATCTCTAAGAAGAATTTGATAGCTCAATCCGGCATCACTCCTCAGTACGAGGTCCTCTCTTCATTCTTACAAATTCCTTGAATCGTTCGATTTCCTCCAGCTCTTCTTCAGTCCATTGTTCACCTTCATGGTGGGCAGCAATAGTCTCGATCTGGTCAACAGGGATGGGCGGAGGTGTTTTGCCAAATCTGATGTCAGAGTCAACTTCATTACGTAGGTTTTTCAAGCTATCCAAAACTTCTTTTGTAAGCTGCCTGTTTAATTCGGCTTTGCAGATCTCAAGGATACTATCGGGGGTACTTCTGAATTCAATTTTATACTTTTGATTCAATTTATTTAATTCGGTATCAATACGTAATTGATACTGGGGCAGAAACCTGAAATCTTTGCCCTCATGGAGATATGACATATTTCGAATCATTAAATCATGGAGCATCACAGTGTAATCTCTATTATTGTATCGATCGTCAATCAGGTTAAGTGTTTCTCTGGTATTGTCTGAGAATGAATTTGATCTTTCGCTATCATCTGAGGTAGGAAGGATGCTGTCTAACGGTACAGAGAAATAATCTGCAACCTTTTTGACTTTATCAATTGCGGGAGAGCTTCTGTCCCAGTTATAGATAGATCCTTTACTAAACCCCATTTCCTTCTCTAACTTTGGAATAGAGATCCCAATGCTATCACACAACGACTTGATATTTTCAACTAAGGTCACTCTAGGTTCCTCCCGAAACAAAATGATTTAACTGAATATTTTCGACTAAACAATTGACGATTCAAAAATATTCAGTTAATATGTATTCAACAGCTTAATTAAAGGCAAAAAAGGCAACAAAAAACCTGCGGATTACCATCCGTTATAAAAAATCGTTCCCCAACGACCCTTATTTGGTTTTGCCTTCTTTAATGATATTAGAATATTTTCGGTTAGGTGTCAACAATTAAGCTGTAAATTTTACAAACATTAGGAGGGAGGTATCCCAAATGTCGTTTTATACCGAGTTTGGAGCTGAGGCCAGAAAGATCATGTTCCAAAAAAACATAAAGATGAAAGATGTAGCCCAGGAGCTCGGAGTTTCTGTCACATACGTTTCTGAAATATTCAAAGGAACCCGTCCTGGAGAAAAACAGAAGCCGCGCATTGCTGAAATGCTCGGTTTGGAATGCGAGGTATAGGGATGTCAGTTACAGGAATACACCTTCCGCCTTATCTTACGGCTAAGCAGATTTCCGAATTCACCAGCTTGTCAAAACGAAAAGTATACGTCTTGATGAGTACGAATCCAGAAATCGGCGGCATTCCGAGTTTTAAAGTTGGCCCGAAGTCGGTGTTAGTTGACAAAGATGAATTCATAAAGTGGTGGGAGAAAACCAAACGCGAAGGGCAGACATTCCCGACGAAAGGAGCTAACCAATGAAAATCAACATCCAAGCCGAACTGGCCGCTGCTCAGAAACACCTAGAGCGCGCTATCGAGGGCATGCTGCAGCAGCGTGACATCAAGCATGTGACCGGCTTAGGCCGGGCTAAGCACACGGTGCAGGAAACACTTACTCAGATCCAGCGTGAGGAGGCCGGCCATGTTAGCCACTTCAAAGTCTGTTGAGCTCACTCGGAGACGGTTGGATCTTCGCCGCAGACGGTGGCAAATCCAGAATGGTCTCCTGATCGTCGCAGAGCCAGAAGCAGCTATCTGGTGGCTGGATAAAGAAATAGCTGAAATGGAGGCAGGTCAGTGAGTAAAGTAACCAGTCCGCTTGAAGTCATCGATTATTGCGCTAATCCGAAATGTCAGGCTGAAATCTTTTTTGGTCAAAGAGTCGTGAAGTTTGGCAAGGATCTCTACTGCGGCAATAACTGTTTGTGTGACGGTATCGGCGCTGTTGTGATCAAAGCAGATGACAACCTTGAAAGGGGTGATGCCACGTTAAACGAAAAAGACGACCTTCCGGGGTAGGAGCCGGTGGCCGTCTGCAATAACACTACATTATGAGGTCAGTGTAACACTGACCGAGAGGAGAAGCAAGATGAAATCAACAGGAATTGTTCGTCAATTGGATGGTCTTGGCCGTGTTGTCATCCCTATGGAGCTGCGCCGTACGATGAATATCGCGGAAGGTGATGGGCTGGAGATCTTTGTAGATGGCGAGAAGATCATTTTGCGGAAGTATGCACCAGGATGCACACTCTGCGGAAACCTGGAAGAAATCAAGTACCTGTCAGGCAAGCCGATCTGCAGTACCTGTGTTGCAAGTATTGTCAAGCTGCAAGGTAATCAGTAATGCTGGCCATTCATCCGGTTCATCGTCGTATGGCGGAGTTGACTACTATTTCCAGATCCAGACCGCTCAAGGTTGCCGAACAGTTGGAGCTGTTCCAATGCCTAAACGTCAACGCCAAGATCGTCAGTGAGCTCGACAAGCTTAAGCAGCTCGCTTTCATGGCTCACGAAATGGGCGATATGGAATGGCAGATGGATTTATGCGCGAGGATTGAAGAGCTCGAAGCTCGGATGGTTTGATCATGCTTGTTAAACTGTCTCAAGTTGTCCGCTGTGAGGTCTGTGGCCACATCGTAAATATCCACTTTATCCGTAACTGGAATGACCGCAAGGTCTGTACTCATTGTATTACATCCCTATTATCCGAGGAGGATCATCATGCCCGTTCAAATTAACATCACTGGCGATAACGCCCAGCAAGCCGTCACCGAATTGGTTTCATTTCATTCCCTACTTTCTGGTTCCACACCTGTCGAGGTAGTTACTCCTGCCCAGCAATCCCCGTCACAGCCTCAACAATCCAGCACCCCTGATTATGGCGGTTTTGGTCAGTCTCCGCAGCAAGGGCAACAGTGGCAGGGACAGCAGGGGGGCGTGCCTGTTCAGCAGGGTTTCGGCCAGCAGCCTCAGGCTCCACAGCAATATGGCCAACAGCCACAACAGACGTTCGGCCAGACACCGCAGCAGCCTGCAGGCGGATCCGTTCCAACATCCACACCAGGTTATACACTGGATCAGCTTGGTGTCGCTGCGCAGCCTATCCTGGATGCCGGACGTCAGGGAGAGCTGTTTGCTTGGCTCCAGCAGCACGGCGCACAAGCATTGACCCAGCTTAACCCGCAGCACTATGGCGAGTTTGCAACGTACTTGCGGTCCCTGGGAGCCAAGATCTAATGGTGGCGGGGGAGATTGCACACGGGGAGCGGGCACATGCCCTGCTCTCGGCCAGCGGGGCACACCGCTGGCTGCACTGCCCTCCGAGTGCCCGCCTGGAGTCAACGCTGCCTGATACAGAGAGCGAAGCAGCTAAGCGCGGGACGCTGGCTCATGAGATCAGCGAGCTGAAGCTGCAAAAAGCCTTCTTTGGGCTAAAGGCTGCAAAGTTCAATTCTGAGCTAAAGAAGAAACAGAAGCATGAACTGTATGAACCTGTCATTGAAGAGCACACGAATGCTTACCTGGATTACATTCAAAGCCTGGTCCACTCCTTCCCGACACCGCCGCACATTGCTGTGGAGCGGAAGCTGGATCTGACCGAATACATCCCGGAGGGTTTCGGTACCTCTGACTGCATTGTCATCGGCGCTGGCAGGCTTCACATTATCGACTACAAGAACGGATCCGGCGTGCCGGTACCTGCAGAGGACAATCCACAGATGAAACTGTACGCCTTGGGAGCTTACAAAGCTTTCGCGATGTGGTTCCCGATTCAGGAGATCCATATCGCTATCGTGCAACCGAAAGTATGGAATAATCCGTCTGAGTGGTCGCTGCCGGTAGAGGATCTGCTTGCTTGGGGCGAGAGTATCAAGCCGATTGCACAGCAGGCATTTGCTGGTGAGGGCGCTTATAGTGTCGGCAGCCACTGCGGCTTCTGCCGGGCAAAGGCGACCTGCAGGGCGAGAGTAGAGCATTTACTGGAGGCAGGCACGGCGGCACCGAAGAAGCCGCCGCTGATCGGCTGGGACGAAGTGGGCGAGGTACTAAAGAAGGCTGATGGTATCGTCAGCTGGTACAACGATTTGAAGAAACTCGCTCTGGCCGAAGCGCTGAAGGGCGGAGACGTACCTGGCTGGAAAGTCGTCGAGGGCCGTGGTGGACGCGAGTATGTCGATCTGGATAAAGCTTTTGCCTATCTCAAAGAGCAGGGCATTGATGATTCCATTTTATTTAAGCGGCAGCCACTGACTTTGCCCCAGCTTGAGGATGCCTTGACAAAGAAGGTCTATAAAGAGCTGCTGGTGGAACCGGGGCATGTAGTATCCCGGCCAGGCGCTCCCGCGCTCGCGCAAATCGAAGATAAGCGCCCAGCGTATAACCCACAGGTTAAACCGGAAGACGTGTTCAGCACTGCTCCGGAGCAATCATAAAACATCGTAGAGGAGAACTGACAAAATGGAGAATACAACTGCAGTGACAACAGGTGAAGTGAGATTGAGCTTTGTAAACCTCTTTACCCCGCGGGCCAATCAACCGGGGCAAGAGCCGAAATATAGCACAACTATTCTGATTCCAAAGACCGACTATGCTACCATGCAGCGGATTAACGCTGCTATAGAAGCGGCTGCGCAAAAGGGTGCTACGAGCATCTGGAACGGGGCACGACCTCCTCAATTGGCAACTCCCATTCATGATGGTGACGGCCTTCGCCCCAACGGTGAAGCATTCGGGCCTGAGTGCAAAGGGCATTGGGTGCTGACGGCAAGTAGCAAACAGCAGCAGGCCGTAGTCGCTTCTGACATGAGCCCTATGATCGATCAGACCCGGGTTTACTCCGGAGTGTATGGCCGCGTGAATATCAACTTTTTCCCGTATCTCAACAGCGGCAAGAAGGGCGTGGGTGCTGGTCTCGGTCCTGTGCAGATCCTCCGGGATGGTGAACCTCTTGGCGGCCGTATCTCTGCAGAGCAGGCTTTCGGTGGCAACGGCGGTGGCGTAGGATATACTCCTGCACCGGGCCCTCAGGGTTGGGAGCAGGCGGCACCACCACAGCAGCAGTATGGCCAACAACCGCAGCAGGGTTACGGTCAGGCTCCTCAGCAGGGCTATGGTCAGCCAGCACCACAATATGGACAGCAACCACAACAGGGATACAGCCAGCAACCTCCGACACAGCAAGGATATGGCCAAGCGCCACAGCAGTACAGCCAGCAACCTCCAGCACAGCAGCAAATTGATCCTATTACCGGCAGACCGATGCCAGGTGGCCCTGTATGGGGGATCTAATTCATCACCTCTCGATTGATATCGAGACCTTCAGCGATATAGACATCAAGAAAGCGGGATTGTACAGATATGTACAGTCCCCTGCTTTTCAAATCCTCCTATTTGCTTATTCCTTTAACGGTGGCTCTGTTCAAATCGTAGACATGGCCCAGGGAGAGCAGATTCCACAGCTTGTTATAACTGCCTTAAGCGATCCAAACGTCATCAAACACGCATACAACGCAGCATTTGAATGGTATTGCCTTAATAAGTTTTGGTCATCACCAGTAGAACAGTGGCGCTGCACCCAGATCCACGGGCTGTACTGCGGCTACCCTGCGGGCTTGGGCAAAGTCGGGGAAGCACTGGGACTGCCGCAAGATAAGAAGAAAATGGGCGTTGGTGGCTCGCTGATCCGGACATTCTGTGTGCCCACTAAGCCGACAAAGGCTAACGGGCAAAGGCTCAGGACGCTACCCCACCATGAGCCGGAAAAGTGGGAGACCTTCAAGCAATACTGTATCGGTGACGTTGTAGCCGAAATGGAAATCTTGCGCCGGCTATCAGTATTCCCGGTTCCTGATATGGAGTGGCAGCTGTGGCAGCTGGACCAGCGAATTAACGCCCGCGGTATTGCCTGCGACCTTCATCTGGTTGAGGGAGCCCTGGCCGTAGACGAACAGATTACAGCTGAGCTCATGAAAGAAGCCGTACAGCTTAGCGGCCTTGATAACCCGAAGTCAGTGCAGCAGCTCAAGAAGTGGCTGACTGAGGAAATTGGCGAAGAGGTTGAGGATCTGAAAAAAGACACGGTATCCGGACTGATTGAATCAGTGGAGGAAGGCAAGGCCAAACGTGTCCTGGAGATCCGCAGGGAGCTAAGTAAGACCAGCACCAAAAAGTACGTGGCCATGAAGACTGTCGCTTGCGAGGATGGCCGGGTGCGTGGGCTGTTGCAGTTCTATGGTGCTAACCGGACGGGACGCTGGGCAGGCCGATTGGTGCAGGTGCATAACCTTCCCCGAAACAAGATGGAGACTCTAGCCTATGCCCGGCAGCTAGTAGCAGATCGAAATATCAACATGCTCAAGTTCATGTATGGCAATGTGCCGGATACCCTTTCCCAGCTGATCCGGACTGCATTTGTAGCCTCAAGCGGTAAGCAACTGCTGGTGGCAGACTTTAGCGCTATCGAGGCTCGAGTTATAGCCTGGTTGGCCGGAGAACAGTGGCGGCTGGACGTGTTCGCCACACACGGGAAGATATATGAGGCGTCAGCATCCCAAATGTTCGGTATTCCCCTTGAGGAGATCACGAAAGACTTGCGAAGCAAAGGAAAGGTTTCTGAGCTCGCGCTGGGCTATCAAGGTGCTTCTGGCGCACTGATCCAGATGGGTGCCTTGGACATGGGGCTTTCAGAGGAGGAGCTACCTGAGATCGTAAACCGGTGGCGAAATGCGAATCGCCGAATCGTTGATCTGTGGTACGCCTTCGAGCGGGCAGCCGTTGAGGTCATGCAGACAGGAATGCCAGTAGGCGTTCGCGGCATTGTCTTCGCCCGAGAGAGCCATCACGGCAATAATCTGGACTTCTTCACCGTGCAGCTACCGAGTGGCCGCAAGCTCTATTATGTAGCGCCGCGATTGGCGCAGAATGATTTCGGCAAGCAGGCACTTCACTATATGGGGCCGGACCAGAAGACAGGAAAGTGGACGCTGATATCCACATACGGGGGCAAGCTTGTGGAAAACATCGTCCAGGCGATTGCCCGGGACTGCTTGGCCGTCACTCTGGTTAAAGCCGAGCAGGCCGGATTCGACACCGTACTGCATGTGCATGATGAGCTCGGCATCGAATCGGATCGCCCAGAGGATCTGGATAAGGTCTTAGCGCTGATGAGTGACCCGGTAGATTGGGCTCCAGGCCTTCCGCTCAAGGGTGCGGGCTTCGTGACTGAGTTTTATATGAAGGATTAGTGGGGTGATTTTATGGGTCAGCGATTTATACGCGGGGCGCTGGCTCCGCATCCGGATGATGTTCTTGACGGCATCACATATGACAGCGGCGGAAGAATGGAGTATCACCCGGAATTCCATTTCAGCCACGGCGAGCCATGGAGTTTCGAAGATCTGGAGTACCTATGCACGTTCTATGGGACAGACGATGCACGGACTTTAGCATTTGCGCTCGGGAAGACGGAACACACATGCCGGGTGAAGTACTACAAGCTGAAACTAGACGGGCGTGTTGACTATTATCGAGATTGCTACAGACGGAAACTGGAGGCGAACTAACGTTGAAGCGGAAAACAAAAGCCCAGGTTGAACAGGAGCGCCTTGAGAAGCAGCGGATCCAACTGGTGCGCTGGGAGGCTCAGCAGGCCGCGGCAAAAGCGCGGGAAGCGAAAGCCAAGGAGCAGAAGCGTATTCGTGAGCTGAACGCTCTTCTGAAGAAGCAGCGTTCCATCAAACGCATGGAAATTCCTTCGCAATATGCAAGTGAATCCATTTTTGTTCACAAACGGATCTATGAAGGGTTTATGAAAGACAAAACAATTTTCATTCAGCGCATGTACCCGGTCGGGGGATCTGGCGGCAAGCTTGTCATCGAATTCAAATCGAGAGCCGGCAAGCTCGGAGAATTGGAACTGCAAGATCTGGGGCCAATGCCATGAGGACGGATCCATTCTTTCAAGAGATACCCTGGGACATTATCACAGACGATAGCGGCAAAGTGATCGGCGAGGTGTATTGCCTTCTGCCAGCACCGCCGCCAAGGAGGCGACAACGGAAATGGGGTACGAATTCTACATTTCACCCGAAGACTATGCCCGTGCCGAAGCCAACGGTGTCAGCCAGACGCGGTTAGAATACCGTATCCGATCATGGGGTTGGGAAAAAGAGCGTGCGATCACAAAGCCGCCGCGCCCCATGCAGGATCGTTCCGAGTGGAGGAAAGTGGCGGAGGCGAACGGGATTCCTCGTAAGCTATTCTATCAACGGGTTCTTAAATATGGCTGGTCAGAGGAACGGGCAGCGACTCAGCCGATAGCTACGGATGAAGATCGAGCCAGGAATGCACGTGTCGGCATGGAGGCGATGCGAGTCCATCCAGCTGAGTATATCGAGCTCGCCCGTAAGAACGGAATTCCGTACAAGCGCTTCCGCTGGCGTGTTGCGCATGGATGGAGCTACGAACAGGCAGCCACTGCTGCGAAAGTGTCGCCCGAGGAGGCCGGCCGCCGTGGAAAGAGCCGGACTGAGCAGCTTCATGGCGACGTCAACGCCCTTATTTTTCAGAAGAGACAAATAGAGTCACATTAGACGCATATAGCGAAGGAGAAATAATTATGGATAGACCATTAAATGGTGGGTTCATTTGTGCCAAGCATAATATTGGATATAAAATCCAATGCCCTTCATGCCTTTTTATTTCACAGAAAGAAAAGGAACTACGTCAATTATTGCATAACACTGTTGATGTAATGACTTTTGAACAACTACAGAAGGTTGCTGAATTACTGAATCTAGGCAGTGAGCTTAATGAATAGTTCGAAGATTAAACCTATTAGATGATTAATGACCAAAGGCGGTATGCCCTGTGAATTATAACAGATCGATAACCATATCAGCGGCTGGCAGCCGCCGTGCTACACACTGGCCAGCTCAGATCCTTCTGTGGTCTGAGCTGGTCGAACGGCTGCGGGTGTCTACACGCGGAACGGAGACACTGGCGCAATACCTGAGTTACCCTAAGAGTCAGCAGGATGACCTGAAAGACGTGGGCGGCTTTGTTGCCGGTACGCTTGACGGCGGCCGCCGCAAAGCTGCTGCGGTGCTGAGCCGGGATGTGCTGACGCTTGACCTGGACAGCATTCCGCCAGGCGGCACGATGGACGTGCTGCGCCGGCTGGATGCCCTGGGCTGCGCTTATGCGGTTTACTCTACCCGGAAGCATGAGGAGGGGCGGCCGCGGCTGCGCGTGCTAGTGCCTACAGACCGGACGGTCTCCGTTGATGAATACGAGCCATTAGCGCGGAAGCTTGGCCAGATCATCGGCATTGAGCTCTGTGACCCGACGACCTTTGAGGCTTCGCGGCTGATGTACTGGCCGAGCTGCAGCGCAGATAGTCAGTATGTGTTCACCTACGGCGATAAGCAGTTTCTCTTTGCAGATGGACTGCTCGGCCTATACACCAACTGGCGCAACATCCAGGAGTGGCCACAAGTACCAGGAGCCAGTGAGGCGCATGTCCGGCTGGCTGCAAAGCAAGGGGATCCATCGGCTAAGAGCGGAGTCGTTGGCGCGTTCTGTCGGACTTATGACATTCATCAGGCCATAGCGGCGTTCCTCCCTGGGGCTTACCTGGAGACCGATGACGGGACAGGCAGATTAACCTTCGCCGGCGGATCTACGGTGGGTGGAGCTGTGGTGTACGACGATGGCCAGTTCCTGTACTCCCATCATGCCACGGATCCGACCAGCGGCCGGCTGGTGAACAGCTTTGACCTGGTGCGGCTGCACCGGTTCGGCTCAGCGGACGATGAGGCCAAGGCCGGTACGCCGACGAATAAGCTTCCGTCTTATGTGGCCATGACGGCTTTCGCGCTGGAGCTGGAGCCTGTTGCCGGGCTGCTGAAGCAGGAGCGCTACGAGAAGGCTGTTAGTGAGTTCAGTGTCGTGGATTCGGCGCTTCCTGTGGATCCGGAAGACCTGGAGTGGATGAAGAAACTCAAGATTAACAGCAACGGGATCTATTTACGGCTGACGGAGAATGTGCAGCTGGTACTGCAGTACGATGTACGGCTGCGCGGCCGGATCTACCGGGATACCTTTACGGATCGGCTGACAGGCGTTGCACCGTTGCCGTGGCCGCCGCGGGATCGGACAGCTGGAGCATTTCAGTGGACTGATGCCGATGACGCCGGACTGCGCACTTATATAGAAAGAACGCTTGGCTTCCGGACAGAAGCCATGATCCGGGATGCATTTGTCTTGTGTGCAGAGAAGCATGCGATTAATCCGGTAGCGGCTTATTTGGAGTCCCTGCAATGGGATGGGGTGCCGCGGCTGGATACGCTGTATGTGGATTACCTGGGAGCAGAGGATAGCACGTACATGCGAACGATAACCCGCAAGGCGCTTGTGGCTGCTGTTGCCAGGGCAATGGTCGAGGGTGTGAAGTTCGATTATATGACAGTAATCTGCGGGCTGCAGGGGATCGGAAAGAGTACTCTGTTCCGGAAGCTTGGCCGGGATTGGTTCAGTGACAGCTTAAAAACCTTTGAGGGCAAAGAGGCGGAGGAGCTGATCCAGGGCAAGTGGATCGTTGAGATTGCTGAGCTTCAGGCGTTTAACCGAGCAGACGTTAACCGGATCAAGCAGTTCCTGAGCAAGATGGATGATCAATACCGGGAAGCATATGCTCGCAACGTAAAGAACCAGGTCCGGCGTTCGATCTTTTTTGGAACGACGAATGACCATGAGTACCTACATGACCCAACGGGGAACCGCCGATTCTGGCCGGTGGACGCGCGACCAGGCTTTGCATCAAAATCCGTATTCCGTGACTTGGACGAGATAGAGGTAGGCCAGATCTGGGCAGAGGCCATGATGCGCTGGCGCTTTGGGGAGCCCTTGTATCTGTCTAATGAAATGGAAGAGGATGCAGAACAGCGCCGGCAGGAGCATCTGGTGCGAGATCCACTGGAGGGTATTATTGAAGACTTCCTGGAGCGTCCGGTTCCGGAGGATTGGCTGCGATGGCCGCCTGAGAAGCGCCTGATGTATTGGGGCGGAGGGATGACGTACGACGGTCCCCTGCGGCAAAGGGACAGGGTGTGTGCAGCAGAGATCTACCGGGAGTGCCTGGGCGAGCGTCGCGCAATTCCTAAGACGGATGCTATACGGATTAATGCCGTACTGACGAAACTTACCGGGTGGGAACGCGCCAGCGCTATGCATTCCGGGGCAGATTACGGCAAGCAGAAGGGCTTTAAAAGATGTCTACCGGACGTCAACTAAACGTCAACCAGTCAACCATGCCATTTTCTGGGAAAGTTGACGTGGTTGACAGCCCAATCGCTGAAACCCTTGCTATGACTGGATTTGTTATATGTCTACTATGTCAACTACTACTATTAATGAAGATACAAATAGATATATTAGACACACACGTAAGAACACGTAACGCCTAATACGCCTATACGCATTACGTCATATACGCGTATAGGGACATGGTTGCTGAGGAGGAATCAACTTGAGAGAGCGAGACATTGAGACTTATCTCCGGAAGCAGGTCAAGGCTGCAGGGGGCCTTGCCTATAAGTGGACCAGCCCGGGGAATGCAGGTGTGCCTGATCGGATCGTTGTCCTGCCGTTTAACCGGGTGCACTTCGTGGAGCTTAAAGCACCTGGCCAGAAGCCAACACCGCTGCAGCTGGCACAGCACAGGGAATTAACAGCACGCGGCTGCAGTGTTTGGGTGATTGACAGTAAAGAGGGCGTTGACGCTTTCCTACAGGAGGCAAGGTCATGACGAGGCAGCAGTTCAAGCCCTGGGATTACCAGCGGTACTGCATTAACCGGCTGCTGACTGATGATGCACTTGGGCTGTTTCTCGGTCTGGGACTAGGAAAGACAGTTATCACCCTGACTGCCGTGAATGACTTGAAATATAACCGGTTCGCAGTGCGGCGCTGCCTGGTGATCGCACCGAAGAAGGTCGCGGAATTGACCTGGACAACAGAGGCAGCGAAGTGGGACCACCTGAAGCACCTACGGATCATACCGGTGCTGGGGAGCTCGCAGAAGCGGATCCGGTCACTAAACACGCCGGGAGATATCTGGGTTATCAACCGGGAAAATGTGAAATGGCTGGCCGAGTATTACCGGAATGCCTGGCCGTTTGACATGGTAGTCATCGACGAGCTGTCGAGCTTCAAGAGTCATCAGGCGCAGCGCTTCAAGGCGCTGACCTGGATCCGGCCGCATGTGAAGCGGATTGTCGGGCTGACGGGTACACCGGCACCGAATGGACTTCATGACCTGTGGGCGCAGGTGTTCCTGCTGGATCAGGGCAAGCGGCTGGAGAAGAACATCACCGGATACCGGGAGGTTTACTTTAGCCGGAATTATGACGGGCATGGTTACACAGCCAAACCCGGGGCAGACGATATCATACACCGCAAGATTGCAGACCTGTGTATCTCGATGAAGGCCGAGGATTACCTGGATCTGCCTGACTGCATCACGAACGTGATACCCGTGGCGCTGGATGCCAAGGCTGCCGAGCAGTACAAGCGGATGGAGAAGGATCTGCTGCTTGAGATTGAGGATACCGAGATCAGCGTTACGAGCGCTGCGGCGCTGACGGGCAAGCTGCTGCAGATGTGTAACGGGGCGCTGTATGATGCCGATCGCGGCGTCCATGAGCTTCACGACTGCAAGCTGGAGGCTTTCAGTGAGCTGGTAGAGCAGCTGAACGGGGCCCGGGCGCTAGTATTCTATAGCTTCCAGCACGACTTAACCCGGCTGCATAAAGTTTTGGCCACAACGGGCCTGCGGATCCGCGAGCTGCGGACACCACAGGATCAACTGGACTGGAATGCCGGCCAGGTCGATATCCTGCTTGCCCATCCGGCTTCAGCAGCCTACGGACTTAACCTTCAGGATGGCGGGAATCACGTCGTGTGGTTTGGCCTTACTTGGAGCCTAGAGCTGTATCAGCAGGCTAATGGCCGTCTGCACCGCCAGGGTCAGAAGCAGAAGGTTATTTTGCACCATCTGGTAGTGAAAGGTGGCGTTGATGAGGACGTGATGGCAGCGCTGGAGGCAAAGGCTACCACCCAGGACCGGCTGCTGACTGCACTTAAGGCCAGAGTGGAAAGGGTGAGGTAAATGGGCTCTAATCGGACAGCAACTGTCCGCAAGATTGATGACATCCTGGATGGACACTGTAAAACATGTGAGGTAAGAGCTGAATTCAACAAGAAATATGGCAGCCGGTCCGCGCATTTAGATAAGCACTGTAAAAGCAGCTGTCCGGTAGGGTTCCAGCTAGTAGAGTTGGGACAAGAGCTTATGGGCACCGTGAGACCGCGAAAACAAATTAAACTGGAGGTTGAGGAAGTTATGGCCAAAACCAAATTCAACATGTCAGCTGAGGAATACTTCGCCGAGCGTCAAGCCGGCAAATCCATCGCGCAGATCGCGAAGGAGCAGGACGTTTCCGAGGCGACAATCTATAATTACATGAACAAATGGGCAGAAGTGGACAAGGTTTCCGGATCTGTGGAGGATTCACCTAAGATGCTTCGCGAGAAGGATACAGCACCGGCTACGGAGTTGAAACAACTGGAGAAAGCGGTGCAGGAGATCGAACGCCTGACAGCCGAGGTTGAAAGGTGGAAGGGCCAAACTACCGAAGCAGTTGCACTTGCCGGCAAGGCTGCTGACGAGTTCATGACTAAAATGGAACTGTCGAGGGCGAGAGCAGACGGCGCGGTTGCTGCACGGGAAGCGGCTGAACGTGATCTGGTTCAGATGGTCGAGGAGAATGATCGTCTTCGAGATGAGATTAACCGAATGATCACAGAGCGCGATGAACTGATGGCAGAGAATGACCGGTTGGAGAATCAGATGGTCGCTTCCCGGGTAGAACCGCAGCTTGCGGATAAGCCAAACGAAGTGCAACTACTTGACCGGAGCATTGCGGATTTGACCCGGGCTCGCTGGATCCTGAACCGGCTTACTGCATCTGGAGAATAAACAGAAATGGGGTCAGACATCATGATAACCACAAAAGCGACCTGGATCGAAACCCTGATTAGTCAATACGCAGCTGAGACTCATACCCTTGAGCGCTACCGTGACACACTAGACCTAAAGGATCCGGCAGCAGCCGAGGAAGCTGAGACGGTCTCCGGCATGCTGGCAGACATGAGATATGCGTTAACCTGGATGCGCCGCGGCAGACGGCCAGGGAGCCGCAGAGGAGCTGAGCGGACGGACGTATACCGGCAGCGTGAAATCTATATCAAACTATCGGCACAGGAGATCACTGAGGCTGAGCGGCTAAGGCTGGTAGATGCCCTGCTTAGCCTAAGTGATCGGGAGCGAACATGTTTTCTGCTTCATATGGCGCAGGGCTTGACATTGCAGGAGATTTCACATAAGCTGGGAGTATCAAGAGCTTCGGTTCAAGACTATGTGAGCCGAGCTAAATGCAAGATTAAGCAAGATTTTTTGTAGGCTTGCCATACAGGCTGCCCTACACTGAGCCATACAACCTACAGTGCTATAAATCTGTCTATCAACGGGCTCTCCATCGCGGAGGGCTCTTTTTTGCGTTTAAAAACAATTTTGAGAGGATGATTTTTGTGTCAAATCCGCAAATTGAGAATAATTTCAAATACCATACGCCGAAGCCTGGTCAGCCTGAAATCTACACTGAGATCCGCGAGAAGGCGAAAGAGCTCGCTGAGCTGATCGATGCGAAGGTGCCGAACAGCCGTGAGAAGTCGCTGGCGATGACGAACCTAGAGCAAGCGGTTATGTGGGCCAATGCGGCCGTAGCAAGGAGCTAGGGAAAAACGGAGAAGGCCGGGCTTCCTGGACGGGCATACGAAACAAACACAACGCCGGGGGTGGTGAAAATGTAGCATGGCTGAAACTTCCAAATTAGCCGAGCAGGATTATATAGCCGGCATGAAATATAAGGCAATCGCTGATAAATATGGCGTCTCCCTCAACACGGTGAAGTCCTGGAAGAAGCGTCACGGCTGGAGCCGGGAAAAGGGTGCACCCTCAGCTGATAAGGTGCACCCTAACCGTGGAGGCGCACCGCCAGGCAACCAGAACGCTGTCGGCAACAAAGGCGGCTCGGCTCCTAAGCGAAACAAGAATGCCGAGAAGCACGGGCTCTTCGCTAAGTATCTACCGGCTGAGTCGCTGGAGATCCTGGAGCAGCTGAAGACACGAGCTCCGCTGGATATCCTCTGGGACAACATCATGATCCAGTATGCGGCCATCATCAGGGCCCAGCAGATCATGTACGTTAAGGACCATGACGACAGCACGACCACACAGATTGGCTTCACGAACGGCGATAAGTCGTACAGTGAGAAGTGGGAAGTGCAGCAGGCATGGGATAAGCAGGCGACCTTCCTGACAGCTCAGAGCCGGGCCATGACGACCCTGCAGGGGCTGATCAAGCAGTATGATGAACTGCTGAAGACGGATCTGGCCACAGAGGAACAGAAAGCTCGTATTGAGGTGCTGAAGTCCAAGGTGCCGAACAAGGACGGCGCTGATCCAAACGCCCAGATCACGGCTTTGGCGGATCTGATTAACCATCCCGTAGCTGAGCGGGTGATTGACGATGAGTGAAGCAGCCATGATCCCATATGCGCCGCTGACAGCCAAGCAGGCGGACTATATCGCTAAATCCCTTGATAGCTGGCTTAACGTGGCTGAGGGCGGTAAGCGGGCAGGCAAGAACATCATAGACCTGATTGCTTATGCGATGTGCCTTGAGGTGCATCCGGATAAGCTCCACCTGGTCGCAGGAGTAAGCCTAGCAGCCGCCAAGATGAACGCCATAGACTCCAACGGATTCGGGCTCCAGTGGCTGTTTGCCGGCCGTTGCCGTGAAGGTGAGTATAAGAACCGGGATGCGCTGTACATCCAGACCAAGACTGGCGAGAAGGTTGTCATTATCGCAGGCGGCGGTAAGGCTAATGACGCAGCGCGGATCAAGGGTAACTCCTACGGCACGGTGTATATCACTGAGGTTAATGAGTGCCATCAGAGCTTTGTACAGGAAGCCATTGACCGTACAGTCGCCAGCAGCAAACGGCAGCTCTTCTTTGATCTTAACCCGAAGCCGCCGGCACATTGGTTTTATCGCGATTTCCTGGATTTTCAGGACAAGGAGAAGAAGGAAGGCCGCAACCCAGGTTACAATTACGCACATTTCACCGTATTTGATAACTTATCTATTTCAGATGAGCAGCTGCGGATCGTTCTTGCCACGTATGACAAGGACAGCCTATGGTACAAGGCGGATATCAAGGGGATGCGCACGGCGGCCACAGGCCGGATCTATACGGGTTACACAGTTAAGGACGTCATGGTTACCCGCAAGGATATCGAAGCTGCCAGGTTTATTGAGTTCAGCATTGGAGTGGATATCGGCGGAACAGACGCCACGGTGGCCACGCTGACCGGATTCACGGCCAGGTATAATGATGTTGTGCTGCTGGATGGCTATTATCATAAGCAAGGCAAGTCAACCGGCTACACGCATGACCGGTACGCCAAAGAGATTGTCGATAAGATTGAGGAGTGGGGACAAACGTACCCTGCTTTTTTTGCGTGTGCTCATATCTTCGCGGAGTCCGCGGATAAGCTGTTCCGGCAGGCGCTTCTCAATGAGCTGCAGCGCCGGAAGATATTCATCACGGTGACGCCGTCATACAAGAAAGAGGGCATCGTAGACCGGATCCGGCTGACCAACATCCTGATCAACCAAGGGCGCTACAAGGTCATGAGTCACCTGAAGCCCTGGCAGGAGGCGCTGGAGAACGCGACCTGGAACGAAGAGGAACGCGTTAAGGGCGAATGGGTACGCACGGATGACGGCAGCTACCCGGTTGACTGCTTGGATAGCTCCGAGTACAGTGTGCAGCCGTTCAAGAAGAGACTGGAGGTGTAGAAAGTGGGGTGGTTTAAGAGCATGGTGATGAAAATATTAAGGATCAACCCGGCACCGGAAAGTCAGATCATTACGATCACGGAGCCGTTTAGCTACCGTACCAATGTGCTGCGGAATCGGCTCTGGTATCGTGGAGATCCGTCCGAGCTGGATCAATTCTATAAGCAGTCGGTGAATGATAGTGTAGGACGGTCACGGTTCTGGGCGGCGGTGCCGAGCCATGGGCTGGGAATCCGTAAGATCCACAGCGGGCTGCCGGCTATGGTGGCAGATCGGATATCTGATATCGTGGTGGCTGATATGGATGCGATTACGCTTCAGAAGGATGCTGAGACGGCCACATGGGAGGAAATCAGCGAAGATAATGACTTTCCGGAGCTGCTGGCCGGGGCTATCACTGAGACGCTAGCAGCAGGAGACGGGGCGTTTAAGGTCACCGTGGACACCACCGTTAGTGCCTATCCGCTGATTGAGTTCTACGGAGGCGATCAGGTGGAATACAAACGCACCCGTGGGCGGCTGCAGGAGGTCATTTTCTATTCGGATTACACGGTGGATAGCAGGGATTACCGGCTGGTCGAGACATTTGGCCGCAAGTACATCCGGTACAAGCTAATGGACGCCAATGGCAAGCAGGTTCCACTGACTCTGGTGCCGGATATCGCGGATCTGAAGGACATTGAGTATGATGGTGACTTCATCATGGCCGTACCGCTCATGATCTTCAAGAGCACAAAGTGGCCAGGACGCGGTAAGAGCCTTTTCGATTCCAAGGCTGACAGTTTTGATGCATTGGATGAGGTAATCAGCCAGTGGGTAGATGCGATCCGCGCAGGCCGGGTGCAGAAGTATATCCCGCAGGATCTGGTGCCGCGAAACGCTGAGACAGGAGAGCCCATACGGCCAAACCCGTTTGATAATCAGTTTATTAAGCTGCAGGGCGGCCTTGCCGAGGATGCCAAGGGACAAATCGACATGGTGCAGCCTCAGATCATGTATGAGGCGTTTGTGGCCAGCTATAGCAGCGCGCTGGATATGTGTCTGCAAGGCATTATTAGCCCGTCTACCTTGGGCATCGACCTTAAGAAGACTGACAATGCTGAGGCCCAGCGCGAGAAGGAGAAGGCCACACTGTACACCCGCGGCAAGATCGTAGATCGGCTGAATGAGGTGATCCCGGAGCTGGTGCAGACCGTCATGAAGGTGTATGACACGATGCAGAGCCGCACCGCAGGCGAGTACGAGGCCAGCGTGACCTTCGGGGAGTATGCTTCCCCTGACTTCGGCAGTGTGGTGGAAATCGTCGGTAAGGCCCGTACCTATCAGATCATGTCCATAGAACGCGCTGTGGAGGAGCTGTATGGCGACACCTGGACCGACGAAGAGAAAGCGGAAGAGGTTCAGCGGCTCAAGGATGAGCAGGGCCTGCTTGAAGCAGAGGATCCGGCTGTGAACCGTGATAAACCTCCAGGGGATTCTGAAGAAGATGATCTTGAATGAAATACGACATCCGCAAGATCTTCGCTCAAATGGAAATCGACCTGATAGCCAGCATGAAGCGCAACCTGAAGAGGCACGAGGCCGAGGAGAAGAAAGAGGGCTTCGAGTGGGAGCAGTGGCAGCAGCTGAAGCTGTTGGATCTGAAGCAATACAAGAAGGAAGCGCAGCAGATTGTCAAAAAGGCTGAGCCGGCAGTGGAGGCAGCCATCCAGGAAGAGGTCAGCGGCGGGTTCAAAAGCGGAATTGCTAAGGTTAGCGGAGTGTTTAAGAAGCTATGGAACCGGTTGACCCCGCGGATCCGTGAGAAGGTCGATGTGAATGCGGCATCGGACGAGAATTTCTTCTCGCTCAATCAAAACCGAGTGAATGCGCTGATTGAGGCTTCCCGCGGAGAGCTGAAAGCTGCTCGTTTTGCCCTTCTACGGCAAGGATACGATGTGTTCCGGCAAACCATTTTTAAAGCTCAGGTGTATCTCAACTCGGGGGCGGGCTCACTTGGTCAAGCGATCGATATGGCCACTCTTGAGTTCCTGGATAAAGGATTCAACTATATCACGTATGCCAATGGCCGCCGCGTCAATGTTGCCTCTTACGCGGAGATGGCTCTGCGGACCTCTTCCCAACGGGCAGTATTTGCGGGAGAAGGTGCCAAGCGGCAGCAGATCGGTATCCGGACTGTTGTAGTGTCCGCGCATAATAACTGCTCGGATCTGTGCTTGCCGTGGCAGGGAAAAGTGTATATCGATGACGTGTATAGTGGGGGCACGGCAGCTGACGGGGAATACCCTCTGCTCAGTACGGCCATGGCAGGGGGGCTATTTCATCCCCATTGCCGCCACAACATGACCACATTCGTTCCTGATGTCAGCCGACTACCGGAACCAGTGGACGAGGATACAGCCAGGAAGAACTATAAAGCCGAGCAGCGACAGCGATATATGGAGCGACAAGTACGCAAATATAAGCGTCGCGCTGCTGGCAGTGTAGATCCGGACAACGTGGCCAAGGCTGAGGCAAAGGTGAAGCAGTGGCAAGGAGCTCTCCGCAATCACATGAAGGCCAATCCGGAGCTGAGGCGGGATTACAGCCGCGAAAAGGTACAAATACCACCAAGCTAGGCCACGGACGAGACTGCCGTGGCCTATTTGCTCAGGGACCGGAGCATAGCGGTCCACTCCCCTAGCTGGAGAGCAGCTATATAAATCTATGGAGGTTGATGATAAATGGATTGGTTGAAAAAGTTGCTTAAAGACGCTGGTTTTGATGAGTCGAAAGTTGATGGCCTGATCGGTGACGTGAACAAGGAGCTTCCAAAGCATTTTGTTCCGAAGTCACAGTACAACGATCTGAGCGAAACGAAAAAGAAGCTGGAGAAGGACATCACGGAGCGCGATACACAGCTCGAGGCTCTCAGTAAGGACGCGGGTGCTTCGGAAACATTGAAAGCCGAGATCACACGATTGCAGGGCGAGAACCAGAAGGCAAAGGACGAGTATGACGCCAGCTTGAAGGACATGACGTTGACGAATGCGATTAAATCCGCGCTTAACGGCAAGGTCCACAATGAGGCTATCGTCACCGGTCTGATCAAGAAAGACAAGCAGGTGATCGGGGATGACGGTAAAGTAGTCGGTCTGGATGAACAGCTGACCGGACTTAAAACGTCAGACGCTTATCTGTTCAAGCCGGAGGATCAAGGCGGTAACGGTGGCCAAGGTGGTTTCCGTGTTGGCGGCGCAGGCGGCCAAGGTGGAGCTGGTTCAGCGACCAATGAGCAGTTAGCAAACATTTTCGGTAACACACCTCAAAAATAGGGAGAGATGATACATGCCTTACAATTACGTAGACAGTTTCCTTACGGAGCTGCAGCAAAAGTACACCCGGGAGCTCACATCTTCTGGGCTGACTACTCTGAACGCCACATTTATCGGGACCAAGACAGTGAAGATTCCGCGTCTGGATGTGGGTGGATACAAGGATCACAGCCGCGCCGGTGGATGGAATCGCCAGGCAATCAGCAATGATTTTGAAACCAAGGTGCTGACATTTGACCGTGACGTAGAGTTTTATGTCGATGCCATGGACGTGGATGAGACGAATCAAATCGTTTCAGCTGCCAATACCACGAATGTCTTTGAGACGGAGCAGGCTATTCCGGAATTGGATAAGTACCGGTACAGCAAAATTTATTCGGACTATGTAGCCCTTGGCAAGGTTCCGAATACTACGGCGCTTACTGTTGCCAATGCCCTGCAAATCTTCGATCAACTCATGCAGAACATGGATGAAGCAGAGATCCCTCAGGATGGCCGTATCATGTATGTAACTCCTACGGTGCATACGCTGCTCAAACAGGCTGAGGATATGCAGCGCTATATTTCAGTTACAGCCAATAACGGCGAGATTAACCGCACCGTTCGCAGTTTGGACGATGTTACCCTGGTCAAAGTGCCTTCTAGTCGTATGAAGACTGTTTTCGACTTCACAAATGGCGCGGTTCCTGGCGTAGGTGCGAAACAGATTAACATGATTCTGATTCATCCGCACTGCGTACTGGCTCCGATCAAGCACAGCGCAATTTATCTGTGGGAGCCAGGCAGCCACACCGGTGGAGACGGATATTTGTATCAAAACCGTCGATATACTGACTTGTTTGTGATTGAACGTAAGGCAGATGCTATTCAGCTAAGCGTACAAGCCTAATATAAATGGCCATTGGCCAAATGAGAGGAGACTGACTATATGTTATTTGCAGTAAAAGGTAATAAACAATTGCGCATCGATGACGCGGAGCGTGATACGTACTTGAAAATGGGGTACGACATCGCGGAGCAAGACGGCAATGACCTGAAGGTTGTGGATAATGCACCAAGCAAGACGGTATCTTTCACGGAATATCAGAAGCTCGCACAGGAAAATGCTGAACTGCTTAAGCAGGTTGCAGCATCCGGATCCGGCACTCCGGAAGCTTTGAATGGTATGAAGGTAAAACTGGCTGATGCTGAAAAAGAGATCGAGTCTTTGAAGGCGCAGCTGGCTGAGGCTAAGAAGACCGCCAAAGCTGAGAAGTAGGTGATCATATGGCCTATGCCACAGTAGCGGAGTATGAGCAGTATGGTGACGGCAGCATACCTGCAGAGGAGCTGCCTGCCGCGCTGGAGCGGGCCAGTGATCAGATTGATGCGCTGACCTATAACCGGATAGCTGCAGGCGGCATAATCGGTCTGACATCGTTCCAGCAGCTTAAGGTAATCAAAGCGGTCTGTCAGCAGGCAGACTTCTTTCACACCTACGGCGACTATCTGAACTTCCCACTCTCTGGCTACTCTGCTGGCAGCGTCTCGCTGTCGTTTAAGAGCGTTGAGGGAGCTGGAGGGGTACAGACTACAGAGGCCGTAAGCAGCCTCTTAGCCGCCACAGGGCTGACGAGTAGGAGGCTAAGCTGATGAAGGGGAAGCTGCCGTTTCCAAAGTGGATACTCAAAACGCCGGTGAAAGTCTACCAGACCGATACCAGTGAGGATGGAGAGCCTATCGAGGAGTTGATCTTCGATGGGCTCTGCTGTTATGAGGAAAAAATGAAGCAGAAGCTGGACAAGGAGCGCCGCCTGGTGACGCTCTCCGGCAAGGTAATCATCCAGGGAGACATTAACCCAGGGAAGTTGATCGAGGGGCTGGTGCGCTTCGGAGAGATCGAGCGGCCTATCTTCAGCGCTTCACGCCCGCAGCATCCAGACGGTAGTGTGTTCTCCACAGAACTGGAGCTGATGTAAATGGTCAAGGTCAAAACATCAATGAACAACCGGGCTATGAACCGTTTACGGGCAGCGCCGGAGAAAGCGCTGATCCAAGTCGTGGAAGGTGCCAAGGAGAGTATCCTGTCAGATATTATGGTATCTGAAGTCGTGCCAAAGCAGACCGGCGAACTTGAGCGCAGTGCTACGATCGATGCATCCAAGTCCAAACGGGGCAAGGTCACTATAACCTACGATACGCCTTATGCCCGCCGCTTGTATTGGCATCCGGAGTATAGCTTCCGGAAGGATAAGAACCGGCATGCGCAGGGAGAGTGGCTAAAGGCATGGGCTGAGGGTAGAAAGACCCGGGGGGTTACCCAGGCTTTCAAGACGCTGCTGAAGAAGCTGGCGGGAGGGTTTATCCGATGATGACTCTCGCAGAGGTGCGCGACTGGCTGAAGTTGCAGGTGGACTGTCCTGCTTGGTATATCGGTAAAGCCGACACCAGCAAAGCGCAGTGCATCAGCCTATACAACCTGAATAACGGTACGCCAGTTCTTGCGATCGGTGGACTGGAGAACACCAGCTATGCGGTCAAGTCGGTGTCCATACTGGTGCACTGGACTAAGAATGCAGACACAGCGGAGCAGAAGGCCCAGGAGGTCTACGCTGCGCTATTTGGGCAGCCTGCGGTGATTGCCGGTAAGCGAGTGATCAACTTCCAAATGAGGACCGCAGAGCCTGTCAGCGTGGGTACTGATGATGCCGGGATATTCGAATATGTGATTGAGACAACGATTTATTACGAAAGGTAGGGGATTGAATTGGCGACAACAGGTGTTTTCCCGGTTCACAATAATGTTTTCAAAGTCGGTTCTCTTGGCCGGGCTTCTACGCCTACTGAGATGATCGAGATCAAGGATTTGGAGAACTTCTCTATCTCCATTGATGGCAATACGGAAGAGTGGTCTCCGATGGATCAGGGCGGCTGGACCCGCCGGGCAGTAACCGGTAAGGGCATGACGATCAGCTTTACCGGCAAACGGCACTACGGAGATCCTGGTAATGATTATATCGCTGGCCTGATGATCGGTACGGGCCAGGAAGTCGAAACCAAATTCGAGTGGACGCTGCCAAGCGGTGCAAAGCTGGCTATGGATTGTGTAATCAACTTGACGGCTCCTGCAGGTGGCGACAGCACGAATATTGATGCGTTGGAATTTGAACTTTTATCTGACGGTAAGCCGACCTTTACGCCGGCGCCAGTCACACCCTAAGGAGGGCTAATTAATGGCTGCACACAATATTAAACTCACAGGAAAATTCAGCACCGAGAAACCGACCATCGAGATCGGTGATAAGAAATACCAGATCGATGACAGCGTGGAGAGTGTCCTGGCCTTCCAAGAGGCCGCGACCTCAGGTTTCGAGGGTATGCTTAACGCCCTGAAGGGGGCGCTGGGCGATGAGGCTTACGAGGAGCTGAACATTCCTAAGATGGCCTTTGGTAACCTGCAGATTTTATCTACAGGGATCCTGGCCGCTCAGTCCAATGTCAGTTATGACGAGGCAGCTGCCCGATTTCGCCGGTCAGCCGAACAAGGCTGATATCTGGTATGACCTGATTGACGATTGGCCGCTGATTGAAGCCAGCCTGGCGAAACAGTACAGCATCCGGATCCGGCAGCACGGTGATATGCCCTGGGAAGAGTTTTGCTCCCTGGTCGCCGGGCTTATGCCGGATACGCCGCTGGGTAGCATAGTCGCGATACGGGCTGAGAAGGACCGAAAGGTCATTAAAGGATTCAACTCAGAACAGCGGCGGATACACCGAGAGTGGCGACAACGGCAGGCGGACAGTAAGCTTGCGAGTCCGGAAACGCTAGAGCAGGCCGCGAAAAGCTTGGAAGCTGAATTAGCCCGCATGTTCGGAGGAGGTGGCGCTATATGGCAGGAAGCAGTGCAGGACGAATAGATTTAGATCTGGAGCTTAATTACGGAGCCTTCCAGCGCCAACTCAACGGCATCGCGAATACGGCTAACGGCATGGTAGGGAGTGCATTCAAAGGTCTCGGCGGGATAATCGCCGGGGCCTTTGCTATTAAGGGCCTGGTGGACTTTGGCCGTGAAGCAATTAACCTGGCATCTGACCTGCAGGAAGTCCAGAACGTGGTGGACGTAACATTCGGCGCGATGGCGCAGGACATTAATAACTGGTCCAGCAGCCTGATTGATAGTTTCGGTCTGTCCGAGCTGGCCGGGAAAAAGTATGCTTCCACGATGGGCGCGATGCTTAAATCATCCGGCTTGACGGGTGCTCAAATGGAGGGAATGTCCAAAAACCTGACGGAATTATCTGCGGACATGGCTTCCTTCTACAACTTATCAAACCAAATGTCATTTGAGAAGGTCTTCAGCGGCATGACCGGAGAGACGGAACCGCTGAAACAACTCGGGATTAACATGTCTGTGGCCAATATGGAAGCCTTTGCTCTCTCGCAGGGCATCGATAAGGCCTGGCTATCCATGACACAGGCAGAGCAGACCATGCTTCGGTACAATTACCTGATGCAAGTCACGGCTGATGCTCAGGGCGACTTTGCCCGGACATCGAACAGCTGGGCCAATCAGGTTAAGGTCATGGGTGAGCAGTGGAAGATATTCCAGGGGACGATGGGCGCGGGATTCATTAACATCCTGACCCCGGTTGTTCGCGGACTGAACTGGCTTATTGCGAAGCTGCAGATCGCGGCAGCCTATTTCAAAGCCTTCACAGAGCTGATCTTCGGTAATGCGATGGGTGGCGGGTCTACTGAAGCGACTGGGGCGATTAGCGGTGTAGGTGATGCAGCAGCCGGCGCTGGCGGCTCGCTGGGCGATATGGGTGAAGCAGCAACGGATGCCGGGAAAAAGACCAAGAAGGCTGGCAAGGACGTCAAGGGAAGCTTAGCTGGATTCGACCAACTGAACACGCTGGCCAAATCCACAGCGGATGCAGCAAGTGAAGCAGGAGACGCTGCTGCTGGATTGGGCGGTCTCGGCGCAGGGATTGGTGGGGGCTTTGGTGACCTTGATTTAGGCAAGCCGGACATAAACATCGATCCAGTGAAGGAAAAGGTTAAGGGCTTTGTGGCAGATATGAAGCAGGCATTTGGTTCTTTGGCACAGATCAGCCTGGATCCACTCCGAAAATCACTGAAGGGGCTATGGGATGCCGTAAACCCTTTCGCAAAGAACGTTGGCCAGGGGCTGAAGTGGTTCTACAGCAATGTGCTGGTGCCGTTGTCTAAGTGGACCGTGGAGAAGGCGCTGCCGGCATTCCTGGACGTTCTGGCGGGCGGTATTCGAGTAGTGAACAGCGTCATCGATGCGTTTAAGCCGGTAGCTGTTTGGCTCTGGGATAGCTTCCTGCAGCCGATAGCAGCCTGGACGGGCGGAATAATCGTTGATAGCTTGCTCGCTCTTGCTGACGGTTTGAATGCAGTATCGAACTGGATCAACCAGAATCAGGACGCTTTTGTGAAAGGAGCGCTGCTGATCGGCGGTTTCTTCGCTGCTTTTAAAATAGCTGGCATCCTTGTGGAGCTGGTCCCGTTCTTGGTTGTGCTGGGTGAGGCAGTCACTTCAGGGCTGGCGATGGCTGCTGCTATGGAAGGGGTAGCGGCGGCATTCGCTGCAGTATTTAATCCAGTGACGCTAATAGCTGGCTTAATCGCTTTGCTGGCTTACAGCTTCATTGATCTGTATCAGGAGAGTGAGACGTTTCGTGAGCAGATTGCGGAGCTTGGGGATACGTGGAAGCAAGCGCTGGAGCCGTTGGCGACCTTCGTTTCTACCGTGATGACAGATGCCTGGAAGCAGATCCTGCAGCCGGCTATTAATTTCTTCCTGAAGACGCTCCTGCCGCAGCTCATTTCTGTGTTCAAGCAGCTTTGGCAGCAGGTGTTGGTGCCCTTGGCCAACTTCATCGGCACCGTATTGAAGCCCGTGTTCTCCATTCTGGCGGACGTATTGACGATGATCTGGAAAAAGGTTGTCCTACCGTTAGCAGAGGCCATCGGATCTGTGCTGGCTAAGGCATGGGAATCTATTTATGAGATTCTAACCGTTACGGTCATTCCCGTGATCGGCAAGATCATCGAAGTTTTGACCTGGCTCTGGAAAAATGTCATTAATCCAGTAATAGATGTGCTCTGGAAGAATCTCAAGCCTGCTTTCGAGACTGTGTTTGATGGTATCGGCACTGTGATTAACGGGTTGAAGACAACGCTGAATGGGATCATGGATTTTATAACCGGTGTATTCACTGGAAATTGGGCCAAGGCGTGGGGCGGTGTAAAGTCGATATTCAAGGGCGTGTTCGACAGCCTGTATGGCATCGTCAAGACGCCGCTTAACTTGATCATTGACGCGATTAATACTGTAATTAAAGGCTTGAACAAGATTCAGATCGATTTGCCAGACTGGGCAGGCGGTAAAAGCTTTGGCGTGAATATACCTCAGGTACCGCACCTTGCAAAGGGTGGGTTAGCCTACGGACCTACACTGGCCATGGTCGGCGATAACCGGGGAGCTGCCGCGGATCCGGAGGTGGTTAGTCCGTTGTCTACATTGCAGGGGATGCTGGACGTAAGCAATCAGACGATGGTTGCAGTCCTGATGCAGATCCTGGATGCGATCCGGAGCAGTGACCGCGAGACGGTTATCAAATTTGGTGAGACGGAATTAGGCCGTGCTGCCATCAAGGCCATTAACAGCGTTCAGGCGCAGGCAGGCAAGACACTGCTGAACGTATAAGGAGGAGCTGATGCATGTTACTAAAAGTGAACGGTACCGAGATTGCCGTGTATCCTGCCACTTTTCAGCCTACCGTGATGGATCTGGACGATGGGGAAACCACCGTCCGGACCGCGGACGGTACACTCAACCGGGCACGTGTGGCCGTTAAGCGGCAGATTGAAATGTCATGGGGCGTCATTACCTGGGCGCAGATGTCGGCGCTGCTAAAGTCGATGTCCGGTGTATTCTTTGACTTCTACTATCCGGATCCCATGTCCGGGAAGTACGAGACAAAGCGTATGTATGTCGGTAACCGTCCAGCACCGGTGGCAGTCAGTCAAGGCAATGACATATTATTTAACGGTCTTAAACTGACCTTAACGGAGCGGTGAGGCTATGTATCCTATATCGAGTATAATGGCCGACTACCTGCGCCGGCATGATCAAGAATTCCGCACCAAGGCGACCATCAACGGAGCGGAATACACGGATAGTAAGATTGTAGACTTCAAGGTTGAAGACCGGATGACGCTCTCTGAGGGCTTCGAGATCGGTACAGCGATCCCCAGCAAATTGACGTTCCGGCTGCGCGCAGCGGAAGAGCTGCCGGCGAATGCTCAGATCGTGCCGTATGTCGCTCTATCTTTGGCCAGCATGACCTGGATGGAAGCGAATATCTCCTGGGACAGTGATCCGTATCCCTGGACGGGCGGGGCTACAGAGTGGCTGCCGCTGGGTGAGTTTTACGTGGACAGCCGGGACAAGGTGAATGATGTTTGGGAATATATCTGCTATGACAAGCTGGTGTACGCGGATCAGCCTTACATTTCGTCCCTGACGTATCCAGCATCCCAGCAGGCCGTCTTTGATGAGGTCTGCGGAAGGCTGGGGTATTCATATGACAGCAGCGTGGTTATTAACCCGGCGTACATCGTACCCATAGCACCGACAGGCTTCACAATGCGCCAGGTACTTGGGTACATCGCCGGGGCAAACTGCGCGTCTCTGTTCATGGGTAAAAACGGCTTGCTGAAGATGAAGCGGTTTGTGCCCAATGAGCAGCCGGTTTTTGACCTGGGCATGGCCGACTACATCCGCGCCCGGCAGACCAATCCTCTCAAGTCGTACACTCGGGTGGTGGTCACCTATGACACGGAGGACAACCTGACCTATGAGTCCGGCAGCGGTGATGAGAACCATACGCTTACGCTGGAGAATCCATTGGTTACGCAGGCCATGGCTGACGCGCTGTGTGCCTCTCTGAGCGGTGTGTCTTATCTACCCTTAACCATGGACGCCAAGGGTTATCCGCAGCTGGAGCAAGGCGACCGGATAGGCGTCGGGCTGTACGAGGGCACGAGCTGGATGGAGACGATCACACCATGGATGGAGACGGAAATTCCATGGACGGGCGTGGTCCAGCATCAGTCCTATATCCTGCATCAGGTGTTCTTATTTAAGGGCGGACTCTTGATGTCGATAGAGTCACCATCGGTATCGGAGCAGAAGAGCGAATTCAAGGTTCCAGGCACCTTGTCAGAGGCTGTCGATAACCTGGATAAGACCGCGGTGAAGGAAGGAAAATATTACTACGGGACGACGATTACCCGGTTTGCCGGCATTAAGGTGCAGCGGAGTGACGGGAAGAGTGATCTGACTCTTAACTCTGACATCATGGAGTGGAGGGTAGACGGCGTCTCCCAGCTGTACTATGACGCGCTGGCGAACCGGATTAAGTTCTCTGGCACCCTGGAAGGGGTGGACGGGATATTCACCGGTACGCTGCAGGGCGGTAATATCATCATCGGTAGCGGAGACAACGTCTTTAAGGCTGATGACTGGGGGATCTGGCTGGGTGATGATACCTATGCGGACGCGCCGTTTAAGGTAGATATGGCAGGCCACTTGACCGCTACTGATGCTTTTATCAAAGGGGTTATTCAATCCTCTGCGATTAATGGGGGGACTGTCACCGGGGCTAAATACCAGACTTCCGAAGACCTGTGGCCACGCGTAGTAATTGACCCATCCAGCATTGCTTTCGGAGTTTATGCTGATGAAAATAACGGGATACTAATCCCGGCCTATGACGGTGGAGTTAGTAAGATTCGGTTCCTGGCAAACGGTAACGAATCAACAATCTATAATTCTCCAGGAGCAGGTTTTATTTTGAGCGGATACGGAAAAACAACAATCGCGGGGTCTGGAGTCAAATTAGATCCTGGGAGTGAATATGTCCGAATCCCATCCTGGAGTAAGGTGTTATCAGAATCAACTCTATCAACTCTTCAAAGCGAACTGGACGCAATTTGGGCGGCGCTGGCCGGTAAGGCGAGCACATCTCATTCGCACACCGTAAATCTTGGATCGCATAATCACGGTATCTCCGGTGCGGTAAACTGGGGTGGAACCTTCTCAGTATCGTGACGTAATGGTATGATAGGGTAAATATACCATTCGGAGGTTTTGAGAGTGAAAAAGATCGTAGTTACTACTATGGCTTCATTGCTACTGCTAACTGGAGCTTCTGCTTTTGCTGCATCTACAAGTTTGGTTGGCCAGAAGGTACAAGGGCTATTTTCCATAGAACAAGGTGGTAAAAAGGTAGCGGATGCGGTAATTATTAACGGAGTTGCCTACGCACCTGTTCGCGCAGTTGCGAATGCCGCGGGAACAAGTCTTAAGGTAGAAGGGAAGAAAATTATTATGGAAGATGCCTCAGCAGCGCAAGCAACTACTGCTCCTAACGGTGAAATCAATACTGTAAATACTACTGAGCAAACTACGCCTGAAGACTTACAGGCAGAGCGCGAAAAACTTACAAAGGCTATTGAGCAGAAAAAGGCGAACATAACGGATCTGGAAACCAATGTGATCCCGCCTTATGAGATCATGGCAAAGGAACTTGCAAACAATGGAGACCTTGGGAAAAGAGCTCAAGCATCAGCAGATGAGTATAAGAAGTTACTTGAACAGCGCAAGGCAGAATTGATAGTATTGGAGCAGCAGCTGGTCGAGGTGGACGCCCAGATTGCAGCCCTTCAAAAATAATATACAGCCTTCACAGAGTCTCGCCGAAATCGGCGGGGCTTTTTGTGTTGCGCGGAAGGAGGCTAAATGCTTGGCAGCCATTCAAACTGTAATAAAAATAGAGCTTGATCCCAGCCTGCCGGTGCCTGAATTGCTCTTGGTGATCCAGGCTGTTACCCGTTTTCATCCTGCGCAGGAGCGGTCCGTATTGATCGGGCTTATGGAGAATTTGGAGAAAAGATTGATCTTTTTAGATAAAGGAGCTGAGAAGCATGCCAAATCGCCTGATGAACCTGGACGGAACGAAGCCGATCATGGAGAACTGGGACGACCTGAATGAAGGGTTTGCGAATGCTGAGGCTGAGCTGGATGCAGCTGCTGCGGTGTCTGAAGGTATCCAGGCAGAGGTAACAGCTCACAAGGATTCGACCGCAGCCCACGCTGCTGAGCACATAGCATATACG